TTCTCTCAACCAAGTGTAGTGGGCTCCTGGCTGGGCGGATGTGGTGTAATGTCCACACACGATAGAGGCATTGCCTTCTGTCCTTGGCTGTTTGTGTGTTCTTAAAAATGCCTCTTTGATCGGTTGGTTGGGATCAAATCCGGAATCCTCAGACACCCTGTAAAATCTCATGTCGCCGAATAAAGGATACACTACCATTGTGCTACCTTTTGGCAGTTGACCTGCGTGTTCTCTGTGTGCCAATCTAAGTTGCAGTGAAGATCCGGCCGTCTTTGGTATGTGATGAAAACAGTATTTCATACTGTTATTTTATATTATAGCGGAAAAGAAGTCAAAAAAAAGGGCGACCGAAGCCGCCCTTTCTGAAAATAAAAGTAATGATTACTTGAATTTTAAGTTTGTGCTGTTAACACCTACTAATCCAACGTAGTCAGCCGCGTTACCAAGTGAAGACGCAGTGTTTGTTAACTCTACGTATCCGTATCTTGTTAAGAAGCCTACTACTGGTTCGAAAGTAGATGGATCTAACACAACACCTGAAGACATTAAAGGAATGTATGGGCAGTAGAATGCCGGAGCATCTGCCTCACTTGCACCTTTGTAACCTACAAGTATTGATGTGTTGTCAGAAGCGTATGCGTCAACGTATACTCTCATCGCACCGTTTAAAGTTCCAACGAATTTAGTATTTGTTGGTGCTTCAAATGTACCTTCAGTTGATCTTGCGAACGCTGAAGTTGTTGCTGATTGAAGGATAGTTAAAGCAGTTGGAGATACTACAGCGTAGTTTCCAGCGCCTCTTCTTGTTCTTGTCGCGATTTGGTTAGCAACTCTGTTGATCAACACTGCTAAAGCGGCGTGTTCATCACCTACGAATGTTGCTGTACCAGACACAGCCGATTGGTCAAAAGACTCAGAAGCCGAACCGGCTAATGTTCTTAATGAACCAATGATCTCTTGGTCGATTTCAGCAGTGATCTCTTGGGCTAATGCCGCCATGATTTCTGCTTCTACATCAATACCTTGCTGTGCTTGAGCATCTTGAGCCGCTTCGAAAGTCCATCTAGCACTTAATTTTCTAGATTTCGCTTCAACCGGTTGTTTCAAGATTTGGATTGATAATCTCTTACCAGGAGTACCTTCTAAAGATGCAGTTGATGCCGCTCTAGGAGTTGTGTTGTTAACATTACCTGAGTATGCTTTCGCGATTTTGAATGGAGATAATGCTTCTTCACCAGCAGTTGTGTTACCACTTACTGTGTCCGCATATCTTATTCTTAAAGTGTGGATTTGTCCTACAGGACCAGACATTGGTTGTACACCTACGATCTCGTTAGCGATCACAGTTGGCATAACCCTTCTGATTACTGGAAGAATAACCCTGTTTAACGTAGCAACGTTACCAGCAGATGTGGCACCTGCAGTGGCTTGTTCAGACAAATATCTTTTTGTGTTTTCTAACACAACGTCCATTGTCTTTTTCTTGTTGCCTGCTAAACCTTCGGTTAGAGCGGCTTTAGTTTCGCCCCATTTTGATTCAAATATCTCTGACATTTGATATTCCCCTTGTTTAGTTGTTTACTTGTTGTAGACCCGCTAATACACGAATGCTACTTAAATCAGCATCATCCCTAGTCTGTCTAGTGTCTGCTTTGTCTCCAGATGATTCAGATATGATCTTTTTCATTTTAGAAACAGGAGCATCTTCCATAACAGCAGGTAGATACTTGTTGTAAGCAGATTTCAATTTGTCAGTTTGAGTTGACTCTAATAACTGACTCATTACGTCTGCCTTGTCTTTGCTCAAAGGTTTGAGCAACTCTGCCATCGTCGCCTTACGTTCCATCAAGTCTTTTTGTTGAGAAATTTCTCTCTCTTTTGACTCAATCACCGTTTTTGCCTCTTCGATGGATTTCTCGGCATCATTTAATTTAAGTGTAGTTTCATCTACGACTTTCATTAATCTAGCAGACTCTGACTTCTCATTTAAGTAAGAAGCCTGATATTCACTAGCGAACGCCTCGAAAATTCTCTTACCAAAGTTGATTTCTCTAGCAGATGTAATGTCTTCTTTAAGAACGGCAATCTCTTCACCTAACTTCTTAGTAATAGCATTCTCTACCACTTTGGCTGATTTTTTAATGAAAGACTCTTTTAATTTTGCCAATTGTGCTTTGGCTTCTTTCACTAATTTTACTTTGGTCTCAACAACAGATTTTTTGTCTTCTGAGAATTCTTTGATTTCTTTTGCCAAAGAGTTTACAATAAACTCTTCCAATTTAGCAAAATTCTCACCAACTGTTTTTCTGTCATTGTGTAGTTCTTTTACTTCGTTTGTAAGTCTATCAAGTACAAACGCTTCCATTTTTTTAGAATGGTCGCCCATTTTGTTCTTGTAGTTCATTTTTTCAACAGCAAGTTGTTTTCTGTCTTCAACGAATTTGTTGATCTCTTCGCTCAACTTATCAGTCATCATCTTGTCAATTGCTTCGATCATGTTTGATTTGTCGTGCTCGTATCTTTTCGCGAACTCTTCTCTTAACTCAGCAGTAACTTGCTCTCTGTTTTCCTTGATCTTTGAATCCCACGCTTCTTCGATTGACTTCTTAGTGTCTTCTCCGATAACGCCAGACTCAACTAGTTTTGATATTGCGTCGAACATTTTATTTCAAGTCCTTTATTATGTTGGTTAGTGCCTCTTTGAGGTATTTTTGTGCTTTTTTGTCATTTGCAACTTCAGCCGCCAAACCCTTTGCCGCCATTCCGCCCCTTGTGTTCAACAAGTGTTCGTAAATTGGAGTAGGGTAAGCACCCGGTGCCGAAGGTTGGGCCACAACATCAACTGTGATGATCTCAAAATCTGAAACTTCGCCGTTGCCATATTCGGAAACGTTACCGCTTCCTCTTGAACTCACGCCCAGTTTCACACCTGATTCCAACATTGTTTTGACAAGTTGACCCATTGGTGTTGGCAAAATTTTCATCTTGCCGTATCCATTTGGACCGTCCATCCACATTTCAGTGATCATGTGTGAGACACGGTCCAAATTAATTTTTAAATCGTCTGGATGATCCACTTCACCTAGTACGCTGTAACCAGAACTGATCTGATCATTGAGTGTTTTAGTTGCTTTCGCAATCTCCGAAACCGGATACACTCTTTGATTGGCATTCTTAATGCCACCTTGAATACAGATCCCCCTCATGTACAAATCCTTGCCGTCTTTTCCCTCGTGCAAAACCTGTACTCTAGCCTGATCAAAGGTTAAGTGTTCTCTAAGATATAATGATGACATCCCGACTTTCTCCTTTAATCAACAATTACTTAGAAGCAACTGGTGATTTTGCGCCTTTGTCTGAACCATCAGCAGTATTAGCCGTCTCTTGCTTCTTGAATGAAGTAGATTTGTCTTTTCCGCCTGTGTTCTCAAAGTCACCTGACATTTTTTGTGCTGTTGGTGCCGGTCTACCTTTTTCGTCAGCAGATCCTTTGGCGATGTTGTCACCACCTTTTGGCATCTTGTTTCCAGCATCTTTTACCGGTGATTTTGCGCCTTTGTCTGAATGGTCTGCGTTATCCGCCGACTTTTGGATTTTGTATTCATCCATTTTTTCTTTTTTCTTGTCGTCGTGTTTCGCTTCCATTTCAACTTCTGGAGTTGGCTCAAGTGACTCTTCTTTGTCCATTTCTGGTTCCATTTCTGGCTCGTCTTTGTCACCTGCCATCATTTTTTCGAATTCAGCCTTAAGTTCGTCTAAAGCGTCTTCTAAATCGGCAACTCTTTCTTCAGTGTCTTCAGCGTCTTTTTCGTCGCCTTCGTCACCTGCGTCCATTTCGTCGCCCATTTCGTCAGCGGCCATTTCGCCTTCTTCTTCTGCTGAAATGTCTTTCACTAACTCGTCAGTAGCGTCGCCACCAACTTCTTCAATAGACTCTTCTTCGTTTGTCTCTTGATCTTCTTTAGAAGTTTCTTCTATTTCAACTTCTTCGCCTTCGTCGACTTCTTTGTCTGATGCTTTTTCAGTTTCGTCAACTTTTTCTTCTGAAGTTTCGTCAACTTTTTCTTCTGAAGTTTCTTCAACTTTTTCTTCTTTAGACTCTTTATTGTCTTCTTCTGTTTCTGCTAGACCTTCGTAGATGTCTCTAGACTTCTCTACTACGATTTCATGAAATAACGATTCCGCTTTTTCATTTTCTTCGTTTACTAGCAAATCGAGTAATTGTTCAAATTTATTTGACATTGCACGTGCTCCTTTTAGATTTGTACTTTAAAGTGTAGGTATTTACTCGAAAGGTGTGAAAACCTTCTAAAAAAGCGGTCAAACTTGGCTTTTTTGTTCAGAATCTCTAGATAAGTTATATATTTTCAAGAATTCATCAATATCTAGGTGTTTAAAGTTTCCGTTAAATTCCAAATCGTGTGGTTTAAACCAGTCTTTGGGTACAACACGTATGAACTTGATGTTAGGAAAATCCTGTAAAATTCTTTTGGTTTGATTCATCCAGTTTCCGTAAAATGTAGCATGATCCTTAGAATTTTTGTAATTTCTCGTGTCAGCGAATATGTTGTTGAACATGTACATATTGTTACGATCACCGTTTTTGTGTCCTTGATAGTCGAATCCTAGTATGTATATTGTGTCGAAATTTTGCTCGGCCGCCATTTTAAGGGCAGTTGGACCGCTTGACCATCCCAGGCTGGGTTTGAACCATTGGACATGATCTCGTATTCTTTGATTTTTGTCATACTGATGATTGTAATTTGACCATACTTCGTGCTTTTCTGGATAATCTGTTTCGGCAATTTCCAAAACCATTTTTGGATCAACTGCCACCAAAACGTCGGGCTCTTCGGTCCTGTACACTCCGTTACAGGCCCACACCTTTCCGTGATGTTTGAGATCTTTTATCTTGATCCCTTTACGTGATTCACCGTTGCCTAATACAAATGCTGTCTGAGACATTATAACTCTAAGTTATCGTCTTGTGCTGGTTGTCCATACATCTTTTGGACAAATACTGCTTCCTGTTTTTGATCTTCGTCGTGTTGTTCTGACGCAAGTCTCATTTTGTTGATATCTTTCAAATGGAGTCGTGTTTTTCTAGTGTCACCGTCGTCGAGAATAGAAATATCATCCTCGGCGTTGTAATTTTTTTGCTGTTCAAAGCCTTCTTCTCCGTAATGAAAAAATTCGTTAAGTTTCATAATGATATTTATTATGTAGTACCGCCTCCGCCTGGTGTAGTGCCTGGCGTGCCTGTGTTGCCTGTTGGTCCCGCGGCTCCTGGTGTACCAGTGGCGTCCGGCTGTGGTGCGCCTTCTTGTCCTTCTGGTTCAGTGAACTGGTCAAGATCTGACTGTATGCCGGCTTGTGATACTCCTGCTGTACGCATCTGTGTTGATTTGGTCTGTTTCTTTTGAGCCACATTGTTTTCTTCTGCCCAAAGTTGAGAATTTCTTGCCATTTCTTCTTCCGACAGTCCTAGGAATCTTGATAAAGCAAATCTCTTACTCATGTAAGGAAGTTCCGCAATCTGTGTGAATGTTTGAACTCTGGCTTGGTCCATTTCAGTCTGTCTGTATTGTGCAAAGTTCTGTGGTGGATTCAATTTGATCTCAAACATAGAGTTGTCTACTGTGTAACCTTTGTTTTTGATCCAGAGTTTGAATTCCTCGTCAAAAATCGGAGCGACCATGGATTGTAATCTTGCACAGTATTTGTTGAATCTCAACTCCTGAATAAATGCCGTTCCTACTCTACCATCATTGTACTGTTGTTGTGAATCATCTGGACCTGTTGGCAGATATGAACTTGGTATTCTCAATCCCCTGAACAGTTTGTTTGTGAAATATCTCAAGTCATCGATCTCACCGAGGTTGGTACCACCTGGTAAAGTGTCAACTTTAGATCCTCTACCTTCTGCTGTCTGTGGAAAGAAGTAATCCTCATTTATTGACATAGGATTGTATGTTGCATCAACATAGTTTACACCACCCGATGTGGATGGAATTCTTCTCTGGTTGATCTCGTTCTTCACTCTCTCTACGAACTGCATGGCCAAGTGCGTTGGCATGTTACCCACGTCGATGTAGAACACTCTTCTTTCAGGTGCTCTCTGTACCCTGTAGATGATTATGGCATCTTCCAATAATTCTTTCTGTTTGTAAACTTTGAATATCTGTTCGAGTATCGACTGCCCAAATGGGAACAAGTTATCTAACCCGTCACTCAAACTCATGTGAACCACGTGTTCGGCATTGATGGCATACTGATTCATTGTTCTGTAAAATCTGCCACCTTGCCCTGATTGTGCTCCTGCGCCTGAATTGATATTGTATCCATATCCAGCGGCAGTGTAATTTGCGTGATAAGGTCCTGAGGTTGTACCCGTGCCTCCATAGACTTGATTAGGTGTAACCTGTGTCGCACTTAATCTTTGTAAGTTGGGATTAATGTCTCTTATGATATACTGTTCTGGTGTCTTTCCTTCTGACTCGTTGACAATGATCCTGTCTACCTTGGCAGGGTCTATGTACAACCATTTGTTTGTTTCTGGATCTCTTACGAAAAAGCAATCACCATATTTGAGAACATTTCTGAATATTCTAAAAACACGTTTTTTAAATCTGTTTGTTTTAGTCCATTGTTGTAGTGCCTTCTTTAATAATTTTACTTCCGACTCGGTTGTCTCGTCTTTGAAGATTAGATCAAATGGTGTTTCATTTTCTTTGTTTTCCTGTGAGCAAAATTCTGCCAAGATATCCAGAGCGGCATTTACTTCACTATCAGTGTCCATTTGGTCGTATTGGAAATATCTTTGTACCCTGTTAGGGTGTCCCGAATACACATCAGGTAGATACGAACTGTAATTTCTTTTAGCAAATTGCGGATTTCTATCACCTGCTATAGGAGAAAGATTAGCGTCTTTAAAATATTTTTTCCAAGCCATATTAGTTATTATACCTAAATTTTTGTAAAAGATCAATCATTTTATGTAGTAATTATGCCTGAATATTTCTGAATACCAGTGGCAGTCCTTCCTGTATTTTGGATAACTCTTGTGGTCAAACCAACAAGCGTATTTAAAGAGCCTTCTGATCTTTTCATATTTTTGCTCATCTCCTCAAACACATTTTTGAGTTCGGCCATTTGTGTGTTCATAGAATCTGTTGCTGATGTGGCCACAGCAGTGGTTTGTGTTGTTCCGCTTGCCAATTTATCGTTGCTTACCACATATCCTTTATGGTCCGGTACTATCAATTCTGGTCCTTTTTCTCCCACGAGATACGGTTGCCCTTTCATGATGTCACCACCAAATGCTCTGCCTTCCGCTTTGACATCTTTGTATCCTAGATACGACTGGTAACCTGTCAGCGCCGCCGCTATACCACCCACTGTCAACGTGACCGGCCAACTGGCTCCCAACAACAAAGCACCGACACTTGCCATGATTGCTGTAGTGATTGTTTTTATAAGACCTCCTATTGCGGCCTTTTCTGAAGTTTCATACTGTCCCACTTTTTCTCTGGCATTGAAAATTGTTCCGATCGATCCTAGTAGTAGGGCTATACCGCCCAACCTCGTCACTATCTTGCCGAGGCCTCCCACCATCTGTGCGAACAAACCGCCGTTCCCCAATCCTGCCAGTCTAAGTCCAGCGTATGTTCCAAGTGTGGTTATTCCCACCTGTTCGGCATATTCAAAAAAGTATTTGCCAAACATGGCGGCACCAAATGCCGTGGCCACCGCTCCGGGAAATTGAGTGGTGAACTGTTGAATCGCTTTGGTCACACCATCCAGTTTCTCAGTGGTCAATCCCAAGAAACTCGCTATGCCAGGACCTACCGATTGTAGGAACGCTGTGTTGATGCCTTCTAGAGAAGACTTGAATTGTCTGAATCCTTCTTGTGTAACACCCAACTGTTTGGTGAATGCTTCTTGTGCCTCTGTCTGTTCTCTTCTTATGTTTGCCTCGTCCTCGAACCTTCTCTGGAATGTCAATAGTCCGTTACCCACGTCACCGATTATGCCACCTGCTCTCAATACCTGTGAACCAAACCTAGGTATGAAACTGTCTGCCGACTGAGACAACGCCTGTGCAAATTCTTCCAGGTTGCCTCCGTTCCTCAGGTTGAGGATCATGTCCAACAATCCGTCATTGGTTCCTACCAATGTATTTTCAAATTCGTTGAACGGGAATCCTGTTGCTACAATGTTTTTGACTGCTTCACCTATGGCTGGGTTGAGATTTTCCAGACCCGCTATGAATGTTTGTAGTTCGGCGGCTCTCTGTGGTTCAAGGTCTCTCAGGAACGCCTGGAACACTGCGTCGTCACGTTGAGCCTTGACGCTGGCGTTCAACTGATCTCTCTGAACTCCTGTAAGCCTTGTCACTCTGTCTAGTTCAAGTGCATACGTTCTGAGACCGTCGGTTACGAATTTTTGATCTAATCGTTCTCTTCTACCTTGTATCCTTTGTTGTTCCAGGAACACCTCAAGGAAATTTAGATAGTCTCCAGTGGTTATACCAAGGCCTGCCAGTTCAGGTAAAACTTCTCGTCTTATGTTTCTGGCAAATTGGCTTATGACCACTGTCCCTTGGTTCACCGAACCAAACAATGCCGCAAGGTTCTGTGAGTTTCCAGATATGAAATCAGAAAATTCCAACAATGGTAGAGCCGCATTCCTTGAAGCCACTCTAAGTTGTATCAGGCTCTGTCCAAAGTCAGCACCAACAGATGCGAGTTGTCTGAAAATGTCTATGTTGAAATCGAGACTTTTACCAAAGTCGTTCAGTCCTGTGCCAATGATAGGTATGTCTTTGAACATACCGGTGTAGGTGGCGATTTCTTCTCCGCCTTTGGTCGAAGCATCTCCCAGGGTGAATATACCTTTTTTCAAGGAGGCCAGGCTGTTGTTTAAGTCTTCCTGTAATTTGTGTTGCTGTCGTAATTTCCTAGCGGTCTCGTTGTAAGCATCGTTGATGTCTTGTAAAGTTTCGTCGGCCAACCCCGCGGACTTGGCCATTTTTTTAAGTCTGTCGTTTAATTGGTCAAACTGTTTGATAGACTGGGCTCGTTTTACCAGTTCCTGTTGTATTTCACGACCGGTAGGACCACCCCTGCCTTTTCTTTTTAGATTGTCGATAAGATCATCGAGCAGATTCCTTATTTCGTCGTCAGTTGCCATACGGTTTTAAAATACCCTGTTTTGTGCGTATATAAATATAGACACACTTGTTATTATAGTGTATATTTATAGAATAAAAAATATGGAAAACTCTAACCCTTTACAAAAGTATTACAGGCAACCAAGCATCTATGTGACATTGCCAAGCAAAGGAGCATACTATGATGCTAACACTTTCACGCCCAGCGAAAGTGGTGAGATACCTGTGTATCCAATGACAGCCAAGGACGAGATAGCATTCAAGACTCCGGACGGATTGATCAACGGTGAAAGCACAGTGAGTGTGATCAAATCTTGTGTGCCAAATCTTAAAAATCCCTGGAACTTGGTCAACTACGATCTAGACACAGTGTTATTGGCCATAAGGGTTGCCAGTTATGGCGAGACCATGGACATATCGGCCACAGTGCCAAATACCAATGAGCAGATCAGCCATTCGGTCAACTTGCCTGCGTTACTGGAGACAGTAAAGGCGGTGCAGATAAATGAGGTATTCACGACCAAAGAAAATTTTTCAGTCAAGGTAAAACCATTGACTTACAAACAGATAAACGAAATGCAACAAAAAACTTTTGAACAACAAAAAACTGTTTCGGCCATAGAACAAAGCGAATTGTCTCTAGATGAAAAGAACAAAAGATTCCAGGACTGCTTCAAGGCATTGACCGATCTTAATTTCGATGTGTTGGAGAAAGCCATAGCGGAGATAACCACACCGGATGGTGACAAGGTGCAAGATCCGAACATGATCAAAGAATTCATAGCAAACGCCAACGCCACCATGATAAAACAAATCCAGGAAGGTGTCAACTCAATCAGGAACCAAGCCGTTATCAAACCGTTACAAATGAAATCCACGGAAGACCAAATAAAAAAGGGAGCCCCGGTGAATTACACATTACCAATTACCTTTGATAACGCAAATTTTTTCGTATAAAACTTTTGTCACTTTCGGATTCTGACTTGATCAACTATCTTAAAGAAATGGAAAATGAAGCAAAATCACTCAGACACGAATTGCTTAAAATATGTTGGTTCATGCGTGGTGGTGTGACCTACGGCGAGGCCCTGGACATGGGATACGGTGAACGCAAGATCATATCTGACATCATCAAGGACAACCTCGAAACTACCAAAAAAACAGGACAACCGTTCTTTTAGTGACAAAATCATTAAAACATGTTATAATCTAGACAGAAAAGGAGTATAATTAAAGAATACTATGAGCAATAAAGATCTTGTATTAGAACTTAAGGCGCACATAAAAGACTTGATGGCAGAGAAGGACAACCTAACCACGTCTCTGACAGCAAAAGATAGACGTATCAAACAACTCCTATTGAAAATAGAAGACGCCAATGATGAGGTCAAGGCCACAGTGAACAAAATGCTGAAGTGCCAGGAAGAGACCAGTCATGCGTTGGAAGAGGTCGAGAAGATGAAAAAGAAGATCAAGAGCATCAGGCACAACCTCGGACAAGAAATTGACAAGGAGTTGGATGAAGAAAACGACGCCGACACAGAAAAAGAAACCGAAGACACAAACTCCTAAGGAATTCGTAATTGATTGGATGAAGACATTCGTCGAGCAGTCTCATCCTGCGTTCGGCGACATGCCACCATGCCCGTTCGCCAGGCAGGCGAGGATCAGAGACAAGGTGCAGTTCAAGACACTGACAGACATGGAACCCGACAGCAACATCTGGACCGAGATCAGCAACACCGATTTTGATAAACTGGATGTGCTGGTGGTGATCTGCCCCGCCAAAAGATTCAAGCCGCATGCCGCACACAAGATATGCCGACAACTAAACAAGACTTTCTGGGAGCAGGACATAGTGGTGCTGGATGATCATCCTGCCTACAAAGAGAAAGTGGCCGGTGTGTCCATGAGCAACGGCAAGTACCTGCTGTACCTGGTGCAGAGGAGATCCAAATTGAACAAGTTCAGCAACACACTTAAAAAAACTTCCGACTATTACAAGAATTGGTCCAAGAAAGACCTGGACGACGTGGTCAATTGGCGAGATCCGAAATAAGTTTCAACTCCGAATCCGTTTTACACAACTTGAGATATTTTCGCTTGTTGGTGCTCCATTCCGTGCCGGTCCACCATTGGAACCCTGGCCAGTGTGCCTTGTATTGTGAGCCGTTCTCGTAGCCACTGCCCATGTAGAAATAGGCTGTCTTCTGTTCTCTGGCCCATTGTATCTCCATGTCCATGGTGATTTGGCCGATGGGTATCAGGTTACAGTGCATGACCGATTCAACACCCACCGAGTAAGTGATCATGTCGCCCTCCTCCTGGTCGGGGAACAGCAGGGGTCCTGTCATGTCCTGTTCCTCGTGGTAGTATTGCTTGATCTTGGTGAACCCGATCAATTTGTTGGGTTTGTCTCCCAGGTAGTACACCAGGAAACTGTCTCGCGGTTGGATCTGTTGGAACGGAGAATACATGTCACGGAAGCCTTTGCGTTTGATGTAGTCCTTGTAGATCTCGTGCATCCCGGTCCACATGGTGTCGTCGGGTGTCTTGGGTTTGATGTGCATCATGTTCAACCTGTTGCCATCGATCGTGTGTTCTTTGAATCTTGGTTTGTTCTTGCTGATCTGCACACGTGTGCTCCGGCTCTGGTACCAGACCTCTTTGTGAGGTTTCATGGGTGTGTCCAATGCCAACCATCCCGTGTCCAACAGATGTGGTTCCTCGTCACGGTCCGCCAGGCAATAGGGTCGGCATATCACCAGGTCCTGTTTTTCTTGCCTTCCGAAAGAGTGGTCGAACAGTAGTTCCATCGTTTCTATTTAAGGAGATGTGCCTACGCACATCTAAAACTCGCTCTCGCTCGTTTTGTTTTCCTAAACTGTATGCGCCTGCTGTGGCAGATGAGCAGTCACAATTCGGCTATTTCTAGCCGAACTGACTTGATCCCCGTGTGGCGAGTATCGCAGTCACCATGCAACGCTGTCGTAACCGGGCGGTTGTGCTGTACCCGTTCGCTTATTCATACAACGCGAGCCTGTCCAATCTATGCATGATCATCCTGGACGGACCTGGGGTTGCTTTTTCTCAGAGCCCCATCGTTTTTGCCTTTCGCATCAACGGATTCACCTGTCGCATTTCTGCCGCATTTCCGTGCTCACTACTGAGATGCTATGTGTGCCTATAGAGTTTGTTAAAAGTATTTGGGTGTGCCTAGCACTACTATATAATTGAAATGGATCAAATGTCAACGAAATCTGAGTCTGGTTTGGTAATGGTGGGGATGCATCCCTGGAAACACCTGTTCCAACAGTACACCGGAGCCACGATACACGACATGGATCCCGCACAGTTCAGGGACAAGCAACAATGGCCACACACAGTGACGGTGCATGAATTGGCCCTGATGTCAGATCCGGACCTGTTCCTGTCCTCGCCCGGTTGCAGGACCCTGGTGCTGGTGATAGAAAGACCACCGGCCCTGACGGAACAACTGGTGAACAGGATCGAACAGGCGGGTCTACACACGGACCTGCACATACTGGCGGACGGATATTTCGATAGACAACTCAACAACGTGACGGTGCATGCCTGGCATCCATGGGAACAGCAGTTCGCACATCACAATTCCATGGTGCTGTCGCACATACTGTCACAACACCGTAAACCCGACAAGGATTTCCTCATGATATTGGGCAGGAGAGAGCCCTATCGTGAGAGATTGGCCAAGCACCTCGAGGAATCCGGTTGCCTGGACAACAGCATCACGCATTTCTTCACTTACCAAAGCAGATGGCCCAACATATTCGACTTTTATGATCATCTCAGGGCCAAGGCCGACATACCGGGACTGCAGGATTGGTTGAGCGCCTTCGCGAACGGCGTGCCAAACTTTGACTGGTATCGCAGGATCAGGTACGAGATAGTCACGGAGACGGCCAACAGCGGGCATGTGATGATGGGAGAGAAGACATGGCGCCCCATAGCGTTTGGTATCCCCATGGTCTATACCGCGGGCAAGACCCTGCACGAGCAATTGACCAGGCATGGATTCCGTTTCTATGATCCGGTTGGTTTCTATCAGGCCTACCATTCCACCATGGATGAACAACAAAAGTTCTCCATGCTGTCAACATTCCTGGATCACCTCAGGCACAAAGGAGACCACGCCGAGGCCGAACGCTTGGCCCTCCACAACAAAAACCTGTTCTGGAACACCAGGCGCAACGATTTCGTAAAACATTTCGTGGATCAGATCAAACAAATATATAAGATAAACACTGTATGGCACGATCTATATGATGCCATGGGAGAGTAATGAATGTCAAGCAAATCAAAAAACAAGGGCAAGGGATATGAAAGGCAAGTAGCACATTTCCTTTCAGATCTATATCAAGAATCTTTTGTTCGCGTGCCAAATAGTGGCGCATATGTTGGAGGCGCTAACGCTGTGCGGACGCAAAACCTCTCCGAGGAGCAAACTCGTGCATTTAAAGGTGATATCATACCAGGACCCAGTTTTAAAAAATTAGTTGTGGAATGTAAAAATTACGCTGACTTTCCATTTCATAAACTGGCATTCAATTTACAGATAAAACAACTGGATGATTGGATACAGCAGTCCAAGGACTGTTGCCAGGATGGAGATTTTTGGATACTTTGTGTCAAGATCACAAACAAGATCAGTTTTGTTTTATGGGACAACGACATATGCACCATTCCATACACACTGGAATACGGTGGATGGCCCAAAGATTCAGACGGTGAAGATGATTACACACCTCAATATGCTGTTCGCGAATTCAACGACTTTTGGGAAAATGAAGGTGGTGAGTCTGTAAAAGAATTTAATGCGGACAAATATGATACCTAATGTGATATCAAGCCATACCGGCTTCCAGCATCTAGAAGAAATGTGGTTAGGTGGCACATATCCAGTGGAGTTTTATCAGCATTTGGACAACGAGATAGAAGATGCTTTGTGCCAGATTACTGAATTTACAAACGAGACGCTTGATGAGTTAGAAACAGTGTTGCTAGAACACAGGGTGGAGGTTCATCGTCCTCGATTTGAATCAGACTCATCTCTTTACAGAGACAAGAACGATAATCTTATCAAACCACCAATTGCACCTCGTGATTGGGCATTGACCTTGGGCAACACACTTTATATATTCCCTATGGGATATCGGCATTTCCCCTATCAGGATGCCTTGGAGCAGTACAACAATCACAATGCCGACGTCAGAATGTTAAAAAGATCATCCGACATAGAATGTTGGTTAGATTTTCCATGCCTGGTGAGGATAGGAAAGGATCTTTTTTATGATGCATGGTTGGTTAAGGACGACCAAACACGTATGGACATGACGGTCAAGGCATTGCAAAAGTTCACAAACGATTATAGAATACACATAACCATGTTTGGTGGACATTCTGATTCTATTTTTTGTCCAGTGAAAGAAAATTTAATTTTTTCTAGCCATTACGGTGATACAAAAATTTATGACAAAACATTTCCGGATTGGAAAGTATTCATGGCCAACGATTCGAGTTACATCAAAAGACTGACTCAGCAAGAATACAATTTTGCCGAAAGGCACTGGTTCGTGGAAGACAATAATTTTGAATCTCCAATTTTTAATTCTTACATCGAAAAACATGCCAAGGATTGGACAGGCAATGCTTACGAAACAGTGTTTGATGTAAACATGATTGTGATAAATGAAACAAACGTTATTTGTGAAACCAAGGATGATAGGGTATTAAAATTTTTTGAGCAAAATGGTATCACTCCACATGTGGTAAAATCAAAGGCCAAAGGATTTTGGGATTCTGGACATCATTGTATGAGCGTAGACATTAGGCGAGCCGGTGATAAAAAAGATTATTTTACCAAAAGAGATTTTCCATTTTTCAAAACGCACAACTAAAAAAGCCTGCTTGTTTCCAAACAGGCTTTTATTTGATTAATCAAATATTAAAAAATTAGGCAGATTCTTTAGCCGCGTTTTTTACTTCTTGGATTTCTTTTCTTCTTGCTTTGATTAATTTTCCAAGTTCCGCAAGAGCCTTTCTCGCTCTAGTGGCAGAAGCCTTCACACCTTTGTCAGTGAACTTTGTGTTCTCTTCTGAATAGGTCTGAATTGTTGTCATTATCTGTTCGTGTGTTTCTGACATTTTTTACTCCTTTATGTTCGTACGATAATTAATTAACGTATGTTCAATGATAGCATTAACTTTTTGGTTCAGTCAATAGAAAAATCACAGGTTTACCAACAAAACAATGTGAAATACCAAAAATTTCATAATTTTTTTCCTGGAAACTTACTGGATAAATTGGTAAAGTTAAATGATGTTGATTTCAAAACTGAAAATTTAGAAAAGCAGGAAAAATTTCCGAGGAAACGTTTAGACTACAACGAAATGATATCGAAAGAACTTAACATTATATTCAGGCACTCTAAAATTACCAAAGCATTAGGCGAGAAATATGATTGTTCTTTAAAAATGCAGACAGCAGACGTTTGGTTTGACACAGAGGGGTATACACTTACACCTCATATAGATGATTCTAGGATCAAATTGGCAATCCAGATTTATCTTGGCGAAGATGATCAGCCGGGTACAGCATTGTTTGAAACAGAAAAAAGCACAGATCCCTATGAGGTATTTCCGTATAAACCTAATTACGGGTACGCTTTGAAAAATACAAGCCAATCATTCCATGGGACAGTTGGTGCCGTAACAAAAGGTTTAAGAAAAAGCGTTTACATTAGATATGCAGACTGATTTTACAAAAAAATTATTTTTGATAGAAGATGAGAAGATCAAAAAGATCAAGCATGATTTTTTCCAACAACCTCAAAAAAATATTTCCAAGGCTGAGTTCATTGAATTTGCCTCACATTGGTTCCTTTCAACAAAACTGAACAACATAAAAGGAATAGAACAATTTCCTCACGTTGATATCACGATAGGTTGCACTAACTTTATAGAAAATATTTGTCTAAAGAACAAATGGAACGTGCAGGTTTTACCCGACGAATACAGTTATTATGCTCTGATGGGCAAAACGCATACCAACGTTGGTCAATTTGAACCAAAAGTACCCTTGATAGTCTCTATGCCAAATTGGCGTCATGGCAAACACAATAATTGGCAGGACATTTTAAACGAGTGCCAGGAAAAGCAGATAGACATACATCTGGATTGTGCCTGGCTGACAGCCAGCAAAGATATAGACGTCGATCTAACGCACCCCTGTATCAAAAGTGTGGGAATGAGTATATCGAAATACATAGGAAGTTGGAATAGGGTTGGATTGAGATGGAGCAAAAGTAGAACAATTGACAGCATAACACTTTTGAATGAGCGTGAAAAATACAATGAAACACTTACTTCGTGTGGATATCATGTGATGAGTAATCTTCCTCGCGATTATGGTTGGGACACATATGGAGAGAAGTATAAAAAAATTTTACAAGACAATAATCTAGAAGCCACAAATTTCTTTTATGTGGCAAAAAGACAAGATCAATTGGTTGGTCTAAGCAATATGTTGATCAAATAACAATGTCAACGTCATTCGCATAGTTTGTAAAGCCGTTTTCTTTCACAACTTTTAACACCGAGTTGACTCTGGTTATGAGTTCGTCTTTGTGAGATATCAAAAATATATTTTTCTGTTGCTTACGTGCCATTTCTTTCAGCACTGACATAGAAGATTCAACTCCCGAAGCATCCATTCCTGCGTCGATCAGTTCGTCTATGAACAACAAGTTGATCTGTTGATAAAGGCTTTCCCATACATCTCTGAATGCCCAACTCATGGATAAGATCAATCTATTTCTTTCTCCTCTTGATAAATTGTCAAAATCTAGTTCTCGACCCAGTTCTTCTATTTGTACAGACAAATCAGATTGGAAAATAACTGTGTGTGGCAACTTGACCTGACTCAAATACCATGCCAATCTTTGATTTAGGTATGTAAGATTTTGTTCTATTATCCTTGTTCTCACAAACGAATCTTTTGCTGTTAGCAATTTGTATAAAAATTCTTGGTGTTTGTAAAGGTCTTCTAACTCGTTCAATTTTGTGTAATCTACTTTTTGTAGAGCAGATTTTGTAAGTTCTTCTATTTGTTCCTGGTATGGATTTTCTTTTTGGTCCACTTGCTCTAACTGTCTTTTGAGATCTTTAACAGAGCCTTGATGATTGTAAGCCTCGTCTATCGTGTCGTAAAAAGTGTCTGGCAATTGTCCTATGTCTCCTATTGCCTTTATTTCTTTTTCGATCTTGTCCAGTGTTTCTTGTAATCTTTTTTCATCTGTTTCTAGTTCTTTTATATCATTTTCCAATTTAGAAAGAAGTTGTTGATGTTTTTCGTCGTGTAGTGCTTGTTCGCAAGTCGGACATTTAGCATCGTTGGCATACTCCATGTCTTTCTTTTTAAGATCCAATTGTCTCGTGTTTTTCGTCACACTGTCGTCGATGTACGCTTTTTCTTTTTCCAGATTACGCAAACTTTTTAAGTCGTCTTGTTGCTTCTGCATTTTTTTGTGTAATTCTAATTCTTCTTTTATGTCTACTTTTTCCAATTCGGTTATGGCTTCTTTCAATTTTTGTTTTTCTTCTCTCTGTTGTGTCTTCCACGCAGAATTTCTTAGTTTGAGATTGTTAATTGATTCTTCAATTTTTTCATTACTGGCAATCATTGAATCTAAACGATATTTTTCTTGTATGCATTCGGCTTTGTTGCCTTTCATTTGTTCTTTCAGCAGATCCGCCTTCTGTGACAACAGTGTAATACCCAACAACTGTTCTATGATCTCCCTCTGTTCCGCCTGCTTGGTGCTCAGGAATGGCTGAGAATATGTGTTTAGTGCAATTATGTTCTTGAACATCGCATGTGTCATGCCGAGCAGTTTGTCTATTTCGTGTTGTGTTTCACGATTCTCGCCTTGTGCTTCGTTGTCTTGTTGTTCTATGTTGTCTCTGTAAAATCTAAGAACCTGCGGTTTCCTACCTCGTTCTATCTTGTACTTTATACCGTTCTTTTCAAACTCAATAGCGACCAACATATCTTTGTTGTTGGTCTTGTTGACGAGGTTATCTTTTCTTATCTGTGTGAGAGCGTCTCCAAAAAATACATAACTTATCGCATTTATAATTGTAGTTTTTCCGGTACCGTTTCTGGCTCCAGCATCATCGCCACCAAGATCCAAATTTTCTCCAATCACTAGAACTAGGTTTTTGCCCTCGAAGTTTATGCTCTGTGCTTGATTGCCAACTGAAAGGAAATTTTTTACAGTAAGTGATTTAATTGTCAGCATCCGTTTTCCTTTTGTTTCTTGACCCACCGGTGGTATCCTCTCAACCACTCTTCTTGTGTAGGTGGATTTTTAAAGTGATCTAAAATACTTTCTTTTGTGTAGACAGGTTCTTCCATGTCACCTTTCAGTGCTTTTATCAATTGTCTTTTCGATATCTTTTTTTTAGTTGTTGACATCAAGGTTGCTGTATATTGCCATTAATATTTGTTTGTCGTAGGTTTTTGAATCAACCCCTTCCAATTGTTTGATCACTATTTGATCCACGCTGTCAAACTTTTGTATAGAAACAGGTTTTGCTTCTGCCTGATCCAATTGCTCTGGTATCAATTGAAATTCTCTCAATTTGTATTTGTCCATGAAAGTTTCTCTGATGAAGTTGGCCTCTTCATAACTGATCTTTATGTCAAGACCCACTCTCACATACATTTTTTCTTTAAGCAACCTGTCAGCATCGTCTAGCAATGCTGATATTTTGTGATGTCTGTACACCGGCATGTGTGGATAATTGATATATTGTGGTTTGCCTCCGTGTTCGAGCACCATCATGCCACGCTGGTCGTCACCGGCATCCGCGTAGTTGTGAGGGAAGGCGTTGCCTATGTAATGTATGTTGCCTCTTTGTTGCCTTTTATGGAAATGTCCTGTGAACACATATTCTTGATTGACGAAATGATCTGCCTTGATACCACCCACGTCCGGCATTTCCACCATTGCATTCATCATGAAGTAGGGCAGTTCAAAATGTCCAAACATATATCTTTGTTTTAGATCCGGTATCTTTGAGTATTCCTCGGGTTCCAGCCAAGGTATTATGGCCACGTCGTCTTCTAGCAACCATTCATTCACGATATGAACATTGGGAATGTATCTCACAAACTCCATTGAGTTGATTTCTCTTTTTTCCCTATAGAATAAATCGTGATTGCCCATTATCACATAAACTTTCTCAAAGGCCTGTCCGAGCCTTTCCATATTGGAAACTGTGTAGTTCATTGTGCTGACATTGGTTGCCGATCTGTGATGGTGCCAATCACCTAAGAATATACAAGTCTCGCAATTATTTTTTTTGGCTTCTTGTATGAACCAATAGATGAAATCCTCACAATCGTCGTTGTGTACACGAGAATTTCCTTTAAGTCCAAAATGTATATCTGTAAAGCAGGCCGCTTTTTTGAAAAGCATATATTATTTTACCTCTTCGAAATCCTCGGAAGAAAGTTTTCCTTCAGTTTTCATTTTTTTATTCAATTGCTTGATCGCTTTCTTTGTGTAAACTTTCACCGGCGCTGGCTCGAATTTCTTTTTATATCTTTTTGTCTTTTCTGCCAGTTTCCTATAAAAATTCTCTCCAGACTTCTGCTGTTCTGCGTCATTTTTGGCTTGCCTTGTAAATGAAGGCATCATGTTGTTCATTTCCATTATGTCGTCCCTGATATTTTGATTCTTTTTTTCTATGTTCAGTATTCTCGTGAACGAATTGGTTATGGCCGCTGTGTAGTAAGCAAAAGGGTTTTCTGATTTTGATTCATCGAACTGTAGGCCGATTTGGCTCAACTGCATCAAAGCCTGTGATTGCATTTCGTCGTTGTAGGTATACCCTCTCCAGTTGGATCTTGTTCCGTATCTTTCACAAAGTTTCATGAACATCAGTGCCAACTTATTGGTGATCTTGCCGTGATCTTTGACAAATTGACCATTGGCCATACCTCCCTGCCAATGACTTTTTCCAACACAGTATAATTTTCCTTTATTATCAATTTTGTAATGCTGGAACGGAGGGAAATTTATTTTTTCATGATGGTCCGCTGTGCTTTTTGGATTCTTTTTCCTTGTTGAATCTTCGGGTATGTGATCAAATGTCATCACTCTGAATATCAAATCAGTTTTATCAATTTTCCGTGGACTGACAGTGCAGT